GAACTCAGTTGGAATTAGGTTCAGTAAGAACAGCACTTGAACAATATCAAGCAAGTGGGAAAAAGATAATTATTCGACCAGAAGCACTCCCAGCCATACCCGTAGCTACCACTCAGAATACACGTGAAACTTTTACGGTTGTTCTCGATGGAACAGATGCTTTTATCCGCACAAAATTTAGTGATGCAATCGATCAGGTTCAGCAAGTTCGTTATAACTCAATTACAGCATGGAATAATAATGTTATTAATCCGTGGGCAATCAAGAATATTTCTTCAACTACCGCAAAAGATGCGACTATTACAGCATTTACGACAGGAATTTTGGTTGCAACGCAAGGCGATGATGCAACCCCTCTGCTATATAATAATACTTACATTGGGGCAAACCATGGCGCAAATATTGTCCACCGTATAGTTAAAAATGGACATGGTAAAAGCTATGCTGATGTTGGTTCAAAATGGACTGATGGAACTCGAAATTACACTCTTGTTCGTATTGTAGATGTAAATACTCTTTGGTTTATTTCTGATAATACTGGTACTGATTCTGCTTGGATTTTCTATACAGTGCCATTGGCAGCTGGATCTACTCTTACACACGTCAGTGGAGCAACGAACACAGCAGTAATTGATACGATTACCAGCGATACTATTACTCAGTTATTAAAAGCACTTAATAATCACAGTAAAAAAGTGATCGCGAATGGTTTCATTGAACTTATAGCTACAGGAGTTTATGACGTTGAATATTTAGAATTAATTGATTCTTATGACATCATAAATATTCCAGCTTTACTTACTTATTTACAAGCACGAGTTGGGACAACAACAGAGCAAAAATTTGATGTGAATACAATTGCTTCAGATATACGCGTCAGTGTGACTTATGCCTATGCTTTAAATGGGTCAATTACAGGTTTAACCCAAGTTCAAGTTAAGAAGTCGGTGAAATGGGGATGGATTGGCCTCATGCAAGCATTACCATTGAACTATGGTGGTAAGAACCTACTCTTATATGTACCAAAAAGTAAGCCGATAGTTGTTGGCTCTAATACTTGGGATCTGATCAATATTTCAAATGTTACATCGACTCAAGATGTTATTTCTCTTACTAAGGTGAATTGGACAGATTTAAACAATCCACCAGATCGTTTTGTCAGTATTGTTAAAAATGGTGCAAATAATGAGTTTGGTCAAGTTATTGGTCATAGTCTGACACGTGGTATTACAAAACCTTCTATTAGAAAATCATCAAGTGAAGTCGGCTTCTTCAACGGTCCAACCAAGAAAATTTATCCTCACACACAAACAGGAGATACTTATCCTAGCAGCCTGATTCCAGTCGGTACTTTACTCAATGCAGTTTCATATCGATCAGTATTCAATTCGCAAATCGTACCTGAAGCTACAACATTCACTTGGTTTAAAGACAACAAAGACTATTACATTGTTTTTGATATTCATAGTAATACAACGTTATTGAAGCTTCCTCTACCAAAGTTTATGAATGGTAAAATGGTCGAAATCGTTGAAAGTAATCAAAATTTTACTTTACACAATGAAATGGTTTGTGATGGGGGAATCCTTGTTTCTGCCAGTAATAACTATGCTTCAGCGATGCTTAAAATTAGTTAGGAATAAGTCATGAAATATAGATCCATACATACAAAAAAAGGCTTACAACTCCTTACACAAGCTGAATCAACAGGGACTCAGATTCGCTTAACTCATATGGCTGTTGGGGATGGAGCTGGGTATCCGATTAATATAGATAGCAATATGACACAGCTAGTCAGAGAGCGATTTCGAGCTGTGGTCAATCGTGTATATCAAGATCCAGAAAATGAATTAAAGTTTACAGCAGAACTGATTATCCCTGTTTCAGTAGGCGGTTTTGTGATGCGAGAAGTTGGTATCTTTGATAGCAATGGCAATCTCTTTGCCGTTGGAAATCTACCAGATATCACTAAACCCATTGCAACAGATGGACTATTTACCGATACAGTTTTTCGCATTCCATTCTTCGTCAATAATGTTGAAACCGTTGAACTAAAAATTGATCCGAATGTTGTTATTGCGACACATAGCTGGATCATTAATACAATCAATACGGCAAAACTTTTACCTGGTGGAACGACTGGCCAGATATTAAAAAAAGCATCTAACATTGCTGGGGATGTTATATGGGGTAATGCAGCTGAAGTTGATATTTTTGTCGATTCAATTGAAGAAGAACAAGTATTAGCTGCCAACCAAACGCATGTTACTTGGTCAACTGTTACGACTACAGGACTAGCGATTTACATCGATGGCAAACGTTTACACAATGCAGTGGGTGTAGATAGTTGGATAGTCAATGGTGCAACAGAGTCAATTTTAGGAAAGTCTTATCCTGCTGGTACCAAGATTTTAGGTGTTCAAAATGAGCCGTTAGGATCTGCACCTTATCCTCTGGCCAAAAGCCAAAATCTAGTTGATGTACCGAACAAAGCTTCAGCTCGCCAAAACCTTAATGTATTTAGTAAAGAAGAAACTCGGGCAAATGGACTTCCACCAGGTGCAATAGTTTATTTCGCTATGAATAACGCACCCACAGGATATTTTAAAGCGAATGGTGCAACTATTTCACGGACAGCTTACCCAGAGTTATTTGCTGAAATTGGAACTACGTATGGTGCTGGGGATGGTGTCTTAACATTCAATTTACCCGATGGACGTGCAGAGTTTCCACGTGGTTTAGATGATGGTCGTGGTATTGATGTAGGTCGTGTTATTGGTAGTAAGCAAAGCCAACAAGTACAAAAGCATAAACACCTTTCAATGGGTGAGGCCTATAGCTATCAATGGCCCTTTGGGAGTTCTCCTAGCTATGGTAAAACTGGTTCAAATGGTGGAATGGACTGGGATAACCGCTATTTCTATACCAATGATGGATCTGATGATGGTGATTCGATTCCAAATGCTGCTGGTGTCATTGGTGAGGAAACTCGCCCACGTAACATTGCTTGGCTTTGCTGTATCAAATATTAAGGTGATGTAATGCAATCAAAAATGGTATATCAATTTAATCAGGCAGGTTTATTTGTTCACAAAACCACTGCAGATGAATCACCTAGAGAACCTGGTGTATTTTTAATTCCAGCCTATTGTACGGAAACTCCAGTACTTGAATCTTGGCCAGATGATGTTTGGCCAAGATTCAATGGTAGTGATTGGGTGCTGATTCCAAAACCTAAAATTACAGAACCCATGACTGCAGAACAAAAACTGGCAGATTTTTTACAAAATAATCCCGATGTGATGAATCTCATTGCACCAAATACATAGAGTTGTAAAAGCCATATTTACAACTCACACTACATGAAATTAATAGTGTGATTTGTCAGCCTGTGATCTGAAAACAAAACAACAGATCACAGGCTTTTTTATGGCTACAGATTCATATTTCCATGGTGTACGAGTCATTGAACTCAATGATGGTACACGTCCCATTCGGACAGTATCAACTTCAGTTATTGGTCTCTTAGCCACAGCTGAAGATGCTGATCCTTTGGTTTTCCCTCTTAACACAGCTGTACTTGTTACTGATATTCAACGCTCAATCGAAAAAGCAGGGGTAAACGGTACATTGGCGCGTTCATTACAGGCGATTGTTGACCAGACAAATACGATCGTTGTTGTAGTCCGTGTTGAGAAAAAAACCACTGAGGCAGAGCAGAACACAGCCGTGATTGGGGGACAGGTCAACGGTAAATATACGGGTATGAAAGCTCTACTTACTGCTGAACAAAACCTTAAAGTAAAACCACGTATTTTAGGTGCACCAGGACTCGATACTGCTCCAGTGACTGCTGCCTTAGGAGGTATTGCAGAAAAGTTACGTGCCTTTAACTATGTCAGCGCACATGGTTGTGAAACCAAGGAAGAAGCAGCTGCATACCGTGATGCGATTGGATCACGCGAGACTATGATCATTTGGCCAGATTTTTTGGGATTCGATACGGCTACATCATCTACCAAAACATTTGAAGCAACCGCCCGTGCACTGGGACTACGTGCAAAAATTGATAATGATACTGGTTGGCACAAAACCCTCTCAAACGTTGCAGTGAATGGTGTTACAGGCATTTCAAAAGATGTGTTCTGGCAACTTCAATCGATGGATACCGATGCTGGTTATTTGAACTCCAACGAAATTACCACCCTTATTCAACGTGATGGCTTCCGTTTTTGGGGTTCACGCACATGTGCGACCGATCCGCTATTTGCATTTGAAAACTCTACCCGTACTGCACAGGTTTTAGCCGATACGATGGCTGAAGGGCATATGTGGGCGAACGATAAGCCCATCCATCCATCCCTTGCAAAAGACATTGTTGAAGGGATAAATGCCAAATTCCGTGACTTGCGTACCCAAGGTTACATCATCGATGGCCAATGTTGGTTTGATCCAGCTGTGAATCCAAAAGATACGCTTAAAGCTGGTCGTTTATTACTGGATTATGACTATACCCCAGTACCACCACTTGAAGATCTCACATTACGCCAACGTATTACAGACCGCTATCTCGCTGATTTCGCGTCACGTATGACCGCCTAATAAACAGGAACGAACATGGCTTTACCAAAAAAACTCAAATTAATGGATCTGTTTAACGAAGGTAATTCATACCTTGGCCAAACAGGTGAAGTCACACTGCCAAAGCTTGGACGTAAGTTTGAAGATTGGCGCGGTGGTGGCATGAACGGCAACATCAAATGGGATGCTGGCCTTGCTGATGACATGATCGAAATGGCTTGGAAGCTCGGTGGTATCGATCCTTTGGTCATTCGCCAATTTGGCGCTGCATCAGTCAGTGCAATCGGTTTGCGCTTTGCTGGCTCATATCAACGTGACGACACGGGTGAAACATCTGCAGTCGAAGTTGTTGTCCGTGGTCGTCATGAAGAAATTGATTTCGGCAACGCCAAAGCAGGGGACGATACTGAAAAATCGATCAAAACCATCTGGACATATTACAAGCTGACGATCGATGGCAAGGTCGAAATCGAGATTGATATCCCTGGTCTAATTGAAACTGTCAACGGTGTGGATCTACTTGAGAAACACCGCGCCAATATTGGTCATTAATTTTTCCTCCCTTCAGTGGCTCAGTGCTGCTGGAGGTTTTTTTATTTCATTTTTTATTTAAGGAATTTGCCATGCAAACCCAACAACAACTCGAAAATTTACAAGCCATTCAAAACCCAGATGTTGCAGTAGTCACTTTAGATTCACCATTTAAAGTGGGTGATACAGAGATCACTAAAGTTGAAGTGCGTAAACCTTCAGTTCCAGCCCTTAAAAAAGTGCGTATTGCAGACATTCTCAACGGTGATGTGAATGCCATTTGTACTTTATTGCCGTTATGTACCAGTCCAACCCTAACAGCGAGCCAACTCAACAGTGTGGTTGATCCAGTCGACATTATTCAGATGGGGGGAGCAATTATTACTTTTTTGCAACCGAAATCAGTGCGTGCGGAAATTGCACTCCAACAGTAGAAGACGCGATCGCAAATATCGCTGTGGTGTTCAACTGGACACCACAGACCTATGACACTATGTCACTGAGTGAATTGATGGAGTGGCATCAAAAAGCAATTGAACGAAATGGGGCCGATGCTGAATGAAGCAATTAAGATTGGAAGTGATTTTTGGAGGGAAAAACAAGTTAAGTCCAGCCCTTAAAGTGATTATGGGCAGCAGCAATGCTGCCAGTCGTGCTTTAAAGAAGACCAGAGATGAAATCCGTTCCCTCAATGAACAACAGAAAAAAATAGACGGTTATCAAAAGCAAAAGAAAGCCGTACAAGACCAGGCTAAAGCACTCCAAGACCTACAAAATCACATTAAAAATTTACGTCAGCAGATGAAGACAAATCCATCTGCAGATCTCACTCGAGATTTTGATAAGTCAGTGGCCAAGGCGCGGAAGCTCAAACAAGAATATGAAAAAAACCGCATCGAACTGCAACGTATGCGTACGGAAATGAATAATGCAGGGCTTTCAACCAGTCAATTGTCTGAGCACCAGGTGCGTTTACGCAATCAGCTCAATCAAGCCAATCAATCCATGCGTGAACAAGAACAACGTTTACAGCGCATGACTCAAATGCATCGGAACTATGAGCGTCAGGCAGGAAATATTCGAGCTGCAGCGGGCTATGGCATGGGAGCTGCTATGGCTGGAGCTGGAGCACTTTACTCCATGCGCAAACCAATTGAGGAATCGAAAAGGACAGATGTTGAAGAAAATCGTATTGCATCATTGGGATTAGGTAAGCATGCAACTGATGAAGCGATCCAATATGCCAAAGCGATGAAAACCTTCGGGACATCAACATTAGATAACATTACGCTTATGCGAGATGGAATTACCGCCTTTGCGGACGTACATCATGCTGAAATGGTTGCACCGACATTAGCAAAAATGAAATTTGCCAATGAAGCTATGTTTGGAAATGAACATGGTGCTGAAAATGAAAAAAAATTCATGGACATGCTCAAAGTCATTGAATTACGTGGCGGTTTAAAAAGTGAAAAAGCTTTCAAGGATCAAGCCAATATTATCCAACAAGTCATTACAGCAACGGGTGGACGTGTACAAGGTGAAGAATGGCTAAATGTCATTAAAACAGGTGGTATTGCTGCAAAAGGCATGGATAACAAAGCCTTTTATTACAAGATGGAACCTTTGGTACAGGAAATGGGGGGCTTTCGTGTCGGTACATCTATGATGTCAGCGTACCAGAACCTTTATCAAGGGCGAACCACTCAGAGAGCCATGAACAACATGGATAAACTCGGACTCATTGGTGATAAAAGTAAAGTCAAACACAATAAAACAGGGGATATGTCTTATCTTGATGTTGGTGCGATTAAAGGGGCTGATCTGTTCAAAAAAGATCAATTTGCATGGATGGAGCAAGTTCTTGTACCAGCATTAAATGCAAAAGGTATTACCAAAGAAGGAGATGTTGTTGATGCAATCGGGAGTATTTTCTCGAACAGAACAGCATCAAACTTGTTTGCTCAGATGTATATGCAACGTGAGCAGATCCATAAAAATTCCAAGTTGAATGAGGGTGCATATAACATTGATCAGCTTTCAAACCAAGCAAAAGGAACGACCACGGGTAAAGAGCTTGAAGCTAAAGCCAAACTTCATGATGCATATTTGAAATTTGGTACTACGATTTTACCGATCTATACAAAAGCTATTCAGATTGCGACTGGGGCACTACAAACCTTTACAGGATGGATGGAGCGAAATCCAACCCTAGCAAAAGCACTTGGTGTTGGTTTGCTTGGCATAGCAGCTAGTATGGTGGTCATAGGCGGTGCATTAGTCGTATTCTCACCGTTGATTTTAAGCATGCTCAGCTTACGTTTGATGATGGCATCCACAGCGACTGGAGCTACACTTTTATCTCGTGTATTTGCAGCAGCCCCAGCGATATTCAATATTTTCAAATCATCACTTTTCATGGTTGGTCGCGTATTTTTATGGCTCGGCCGAGCATTGCTGATGAATCCTTTAGGCATCGCAATTACTTTGCTGGCTACAGCTGCCTATTTGATCTATAAAAACTGGGAGCCGATCAAAGCATTCTTTTCTGATATTTGGGAAAGTATAAAAGTAATTTTTGCTCCAGTGGGTCAATGGTTTTTGACGAAATGGATTGAAGTTAAAGGTGCATTTAGTGGCGGTATTGGAAGTATTTCAGCACTGATTGTGAACTGGTCTCCATTGGGATTGTTCTATACGGCATTTGCTGGAGTACTGAGTTGGTTTGGTATTGATTTGCCATCTAAATTTACAGGCTTTGGTGGCATGATTATTGATGGGCTTGTAAATGGAATAAGGTTAGGTTTTAAAAAATTAAAAAGTATCTGGTCAGAAATCAACACCTATATGCCTGAATTCATGAAGACGAAAATGGACATTCATAGCCCATCACGTGTTATGGCTGCTCTTGGTGGTCATGTCATGGGTGGGATTGGCTTAGGTTTGGAACAGGGCTTCCCAAATCTAAAAGAAAAGTTCCAGCATGCGCTCAATATATTTAATCCACGGGCCAGTGAAGCCATTTCTAAGATTAACGTTGCTCCAGCATTAAATAAGGTACGTCCAACAGCATCATTGAGTCCTAGACAGGCTGCAGGCAGTTTTGTCATTCAAGGTGACAACATCACCATCCAAATTACCCAAGCACCAGGACAAAGTCTCCAGCAGCTTCAAGCAATGATTGAAAATATGTTGGATCGTCGTGAACGTGAAAAGCATGCACGTATCCGTAGCAGCTATAAAGACCAGGTATAAACATTATGATGATGATTTATGGCGTATTCGTATTTTCTATACCAACAGCCACATACCAGAGCCTCCAAAGAACCACATCATGGAATCATGCCAGCAATAACCGTGTGAACAGCATGCCAGCTTATCAATTTACTGGAAAAGGAGAGGACTCCATCACATTGGATGGATCTATCGTTCCACAGTTTGGCTCGCAACTGTCATTAACTGCCCTAAGGGTGATGGGGGATACAGGTAAGTCATTTCCATTGATTGCTGGCAATGGCAAAGTCTATGGATTATGGATACTAGAATCAGTCGATGAAACACAGACTTACTTTTTTGATAATGGCAAACCACGAAAGGTTGAATTCACACTCAAGTTGAAGAAGACCCAAACAGCAGGGGTATTAATTGGCAATGTCCTGGGCAATATTGCGAGTAATTTACTATGAGTATTGGTTCCACATTATCCAATATTGGTTCAGATCTTAAAAAAGGCTTTACTGACAGCTACCCACATGCAATTTATCGCTTATTGGTCAATGGCATCGACGTTGGTACACAAGTTCAAGACCGTTTGATCCGCATGCAGATCACCGACAATCGCGGTATTGAAAGTGACTCGATTGAGATTGAGCTCTCCGATCATGATGGTTTGGTGGAAATCCCACCCAAAGGGGCAGAAATCGAAGTATGGATCGGCTGGAGCAATACTGGACTAGTTTACAAAGGCAAATACCTGGTCAAAGAACGTGGTCATCAAGGTACACCAGATATTTTAACTTTACGTGCTGAAGCTGCAGATCTTAAAACAGCATTTAAAAAGAAAAAGGAACGCAGCTTCGACAACAAAACCATTAAGGATATTGTCAATACCATTGCCTCAGAGCATGGACTGGTGCCCAAGGTCAATGAGGATTTAGGCGCAGTATTACTACCTCATATCGATCAGAACGAATCGGATGCAAATCTGATTACCCGTATTGCAGACGAACACGATGCCATCGCAACTGTAAAAAACGGCTATTTACTGTTTATGCCTAAAGGTGCAGGAAAAACCTTTAAAGGCAATCCATTACCTGAAATATTCATCACTCGATCAGATGGTGATTCACACCGTTATTCGGATACCGATGGTGCAGATGATGTATCAGGCGTGACGGTTTCCTACTATGACAATGACAAAGCCAAACGCCAGAAAGTCACGGTGGGCATGTCCGATGAAAATACACGTGAACTTCGCAATATTCAGAGGGACAAACAGACTGCAGAGCATGTGGCCAAGGCTGAATACAACAAAATCAAAAGCAAATCTGCAACCTTCAGTTTTAAGCTGGCCTATGGTAACCCTGAATTAATTCCTGAATGCCCTATATCATTTGGAGGGTTTAAACCACTCATAGATGAAATCGTTTGGCTGGGGACACGGGTGGTGCACGATCTAGATGGTTCAGGTGGCTATACCACAGATTGTGAGGCTGAAGTCTATTTACCCGATGCCGATGACTTATCAGAATTGATAGATGATGAACGTGGGGGATACACGGGTATCTTGGCTTATTATAAGGACGGTACTAAGACTGGTAAGGTCACTAAAGGGGATCAGGCTACACCAAAACGTCTGACTTATTTATATAAAAACAGACAAACTGCAACGACAGCTGTAGAGCGTGAATACAAAGTACTTCAGGCGGAAAAAGATACTTCAGAACAATAAGCTTTCATAACTTTGGCTATTTTTAACAAAGTTCGGCAATACTATAAAAAAACACCTAAAGGTACAAATATTTGTTCTTATTTACTATAATGAATAAAATTATAACCAATGGGCAAAGTATGGCTTCAAAACGTCAATTTAAGTGTCCACATTGTTTGTCTGCTTTAGCTATACGGTCCAGTAGAGAAGAACATGCAGTTTTAAAAACACTATGGTTCCAATGCAGTAGCGTACATTGTGGTTTTACCTGTGGTGGACATATTGAGATCACCCATACCATTTCACCCAGTGCCACTCCAAATCCTTCTATCCATCTTCCTACTTTAAAAGAGGTGCTCGAAATAAAGGCTGCGAATGATGAAAATATGAATTTGTAAGATTCAATTAGGTTAAATTGCTTATTTATAAGAATTTATTCAATTTCTTAATTTTGATATTTTAAAATTTAAAAATACACGGGAAATTGTAAAAGTCATAGAGCCTATTTTTTTTATGAGATACAATGTTCGAGTTTCCGAGATTAAATACAAAAGATATGAGTTATGTCAATTCAACCGCAAACCCAAATAGATAAGCTATTAAGTGAGTTATCCAACTTACCTAAAGGTAGGGTATTGTCTGAATTTGCATTAGCACGTTTTTTAAATCAAGCAGATAAACTTATTCCATTTGATGCTGGGCATGCTTGGCATGTAAAAGGCGTTGCAAACTATTATGCTAATGAAACAACGGAAATGATCCGTTGTTTTAATATTGCCATTAATTTACTACCTTCAGATTCAACCCTTTTAAATAATTATGCAGCTTGTTTGATCAATCAAGGGCTTTTGGAAGAATTACTTAATTTATTACTTTTAAATATAAGTTTTTATATATTAGATAAGGATCTAATTGCAAAAGTAGCACGTTTGACC